AAGGTGTGTTCCTCCTTCCATTCTCCGAGTCCCAACGTGCTGTATTCCTTTGACGAAGTGCCAAAGGTTGCGTCCTGAAGCTGTTGAGCAAACAACAGCTCCCCTTTGCTACGGGAGATAACCACTCTCTAATTCCTCTCGTGTGGGATTAATGAGTTTTGGGGTATCAGCCCGGCGTGAAGCTTTGAAGGAGAAAGGTTTACCGCTGAACCACAAGGCCAACGTAGGGTGCTCTGGGTCATACCTATTCTTTACGCAGTTCAAATAACCATCAGGTTGGCGTAAGTACTCCTCATCTTCTGGGTCTTTTGTTAGTTTCTTCTGTTTTATTATGTTCTTGTGAACAATAAAGGCATAATCAGCAAGGTCAGTGATTTCACCACTTCCTTTGATATCCATCTTGTCACCCATTCTCTCCTCTGAATCACCCTTGCGCATATGTGCAACCAAATGTATGTGTAAGCCGGTTGTTCGAGCGGCCTCCTTTAGCATCCGAACGAAATTCTTCTGCCCAAGATTAAGATTAGCCTGATCAGTTTGGAGGTCAACCATCATAAGAGAGTCTATCACAAGATGCGTGAACCCATTTGCAGCGGCCCAGCGGGCCAGAGCGATAATCTCGTTTGCTCTTACGTGCTCTTCCTTTCCGTAAATAAAGACTTTGTTGTGCAGATAGTCCATGACGTAACTCGCGGCCTTGAGAGTGGGATGAGCAACACCAAGAGTTTGCTTAATCATCCTCTCGATCTGCACCCGAAACGCCATCTCGGGAGACCAGAACAGAACCTTCTCTGCCTTGTCGGTATATTTCCCGTCAGCCCACCAAAGGCAGAACTGCTGAACGAGTGCCGATTTGCCGTGACCATTTACACCTGCCCATATTAAGAGCGTCCCGGGAATTATCCGCAAGTCAGTATCCTTAAGGCATGGGAGCCTACAACCAGACATGTTATTGCGATTCTCTATCCACTCAAGCGTCTCGTCCCTAAAGTTATTAGGAGCGAACACATGCCCCTCAACATCATGTGGGTCCATATACTCATTTAAATCAGGAGTGATTAAGTCCATTAGTCTTCCTCAAACTGTTTCAAAGGATCATCGGTATCATACAGAGTCCATCTGCGTTCGTCAAGAAATTTCAAGGCACGAGGAACGTACATCCCGTCATCCTTCTTCCAACACTCCTGTGAGGACAGGTCTTTCACAACCGAAGTTATGTGCTTATAATCCTGTTCGAGTTTGTTTATAATCCAATAGTCTTTGAGTTCTCTTCTACTTCCTAGTCTGTGTTTAGGGTAAACAGAACAGAAGTAACCGTAACCCTGTAATACCTCATTACTGGTACCATTTGATGTCCCCTTACTAGCACCGAATGAAAGACCTTTATTTTCTTTTAATTGTTCTTTTAGTTCCACTACCCTTGTGGACTCTGACCCCACACCAGTTGTGGACTCGCCAGCGTAACCAATAAGCCGGTACACATTGGTCTTGTTGTATCTCTGCTCCCTCTCTAGGGTTCCAAACCTAACCATCTCGGAAATCATATTGCTACAATACTTGGGCCTGTGCCCACTCCTTTCCGCGATTTCCAACAAACTGGGAAAATGTGGGGAAGGGCAGCTTAATATTGCTGCCAATACCCTCAGATGACCGGCCTTGTGCCGATGATCCTGTAAAATGTAGACAGGTAACGGTCCCCAAAAATGAGAATTCTGACTCATAACTCTGCCCACTGGATAAAAGTGTAAACGGAAACCGTCCCATTCTTGAACGTGACATCCAAGTTGATTTTTTTCTCCAAAGAGTTTATTATACGCTCAATCGTCCGTCGATGCCTCCGAGCCATTTTGGCAAGGTCGGCAATCGGAGCAACACAACGCCCGCGATCATCAATATATTTGAACACCATGCACAACGCAACAAGCTTCTCAGACGAGTCCAAACTCTGGGCCTGAAACAATTGCGTCATGATAAATTCTTTCTTTTGCTGGAACGTTAGCATCTTTAAACCCCTTAATCCAAAAGGGCATTATATCACGACTTGACATCCCCTGTCAACATGGTATAATGGGCTTATGAAATACCTCGACTGGGTACACGAACAGCCCTGTTGGGGGTGCGGCAAATACGGAGTGGACGCTCACCACGTCAGGCTCGAATCAGGGATGGGGAAAAGGCCAGCCGATCTTCATGTTATCCCTGTTTGCAGGACTTGCCATCAGAAGTGTCATGCGCTAGAATACACGAAAGAGGAACAACTGAAATGGCTATACAAGACTCAGAACCGGGCAATTCTCGCACACCTTATAAAATGGTAGCGCTGATCACCTTGTGGGTTGACGACGGAAGGAATCATGAGATCATCCTCGAAACCGCTCGGCAGATTGTTATGAAAGAATTGTATTCAAGCATCGACAGCGCCGGGTACAAAATAGGGGACACTGAAGAAGGCTTCTCAACTTCTGTCGAAGCCGTGGAATTAATCAAAAGGCAGGACATACACTAATGAGAAGGCGCTGGATATTGAGAGACTTTTCCATCAGGAACTCCTGTGCCAAAGAGATCATGCAGTTGAATGTCGAGGACGAGACTCTAGAGGTGACAGTCAAGCCCTATAAAAAGAATAGGTCGCTAGAGCAGAACGATATGTTTCATGCGTGGTGCGGATCAATCGCTGATAAATCCGGGCACACAAAAGAGGAGATCAAGAATATTCTCATTGAAACGGTCTTCGGAACTGAAGAGTATTTAAACTTTAAAGGGGAGCATAGACACAGAATTCGCCAAACGTCTGGAATGACGATTGGAGAAATGGGCGAGTTGATCGAAAGAGCAACTCAAATTGGAATCGAACTTGGGGCAGATGTCCCAGAGGTGACACATGGCTGATATAAATGACTTGATACCTAAAGATGTACTCGGTTTTACCGCCGATGGAATTGCCCATCCAACGCCCGATGCAAGGGGGCTATTTACTATAAGCGAACATTTAGATAAATTAATTTGGATCGTGAAGGAGCAGGGCGAACAGATTGAATTTCTTCGCGGCAAATTAAATGAGGTATATACCTAATGGCTAACGGACATTCGGAAGAAGGAATTGAGGCGACAGTAGGGCCTAACAATAATGAGAGGCTTTATTATGAATCGCAACAAAAGAAAGACATGGAAGAAATTGATTCTCAAAAAATGAGGAAAATTAGAATGCAAGTTCTTAACGAGAAAGACGATACTCGGAAGATGACGATTGCGCTCAAGAGGCCTTTCGATCCGAAAGATGTTAAGGTGAGGAAGGGTGGTGGTGGTCGGTTGTTTCATTATATAGACGCACGTCATGTTATGAAGAGACTTGACGATGTGTTTGGTCTGGAAAACTGGCAGACTAAATACCACGAGACGACATCGGGTAGGGTTATCTGTGAACTCAGTGTATGCATCAATGACAAATGGATAACAAAATCTGATGGGGCTGGAGACACGGACTTTGAAGGAGCGAAGGGGGCAATTTCAGATGCTCTAAAGCGCTCGGCAGTATTACTAGGAATCGGGGCGTATCTTTATAATGACTCAGCGTTTAAGAATGGAACACCTGCTCCGTGGGCTACCCCCGAAGGCTATGATAAACTGGTGGCAAAGCAACACGAAAACAAAGATAGCGATGAGAAATGGATTGGTGATTACGATAAAAAACCATGAGCAATTCTGACTTTCCTCTACCTATTAGGGTGTGGCCTCTTCAGGAGGAAGACATCACTGAAGAGGTTTGCCAGTCGTGTGGTATATGCTGCGAGATAGAACTCAAGCCCAACTGGAAAAACTCCAGACAATTTGAGTGGCTTCACGCCATTGCCGAGAACCATGATAACATCCAGAGCACTGACAAAGGAATACGGATTCGTTGTTCCCATCTTAAGGAAAGGGTGATGGGGTGGAGGAAGATGGGATGTGACATTTACGATGATCGTCCTCGGCTCTGCAGAGAGTTCAATTGTGTCAGCTGGGCAAAGTACACTAATGATCTAACCCAATATAACCGAGTGTTGGAAAAGAGAGAGATTCTTGCTTCATCGTCATACTCCACTTTTCCGTCTGAACTACGAGGACCAGACAAATGAGCCATTGGTACGACAAAGAAGGTGACCCTCGTTATGAGGTCACAGGAAAGAAGGGCAAGAGACCCTCAACTCTGAGGGACGCTAGAAAGCACGGATGGGTTCCTTCTGTGTCCACTGTATGGGGTGACGTAGTATCCCGGCACATGCTGAACAAATGGATTCAAACGGAACTAATGAAAGCCTTTCACGAGCAAGTCAAGTTAAGGGCAGACTCAACTGGCATCTTATCTTTTGAGGATGTTGAGAAGCTAGCCCGGAGTGAGTTCAACAAAAAACAGCAGGAAACTATGAGCAGGGGGACTGTCATCCATGATCATCTGGAACTTCACTTCAAAGGAGTTGATGTTGTGGACCAATATAAGGGATTATGCCAGAATGTTCATGCAAAGCTGGACGAAATTTGTGGCCCCCAAGAATGGGAGGTTGAAAAATCCTTTTCGCATCCGCTCGGATACGGGGGGAGGACTGACCTCTCCAATGATGAATGGATAGTGGACTTCAAGACAAAAGAATTCCCAGACAATCCTAATGTTAAGAAAATGGTGTATGACGATCACGGGGTCCAATTGGCTGCGTATGATCAAGGAATGCTTGTTAACGGATTAACAAAGCCTAGACGGCTGCTTAACTTATTCATAGACGTTGGCGAAGGCCATCGTGTTCTTGAATGGGAGCACGAGGATATTCCCCGCTTCAGGGAAATGTTCAACAGTGCTCTATCTTTGTGGAAATGTACCAAGAAGTATAACCCTGAATGGCAAACAACGTGAGGTTTATATGAACGTAAACAAAGCAATTTTAGTTGGAAGAGTTGGGGCTGACCCCATCGTTAGAGAAACAAGCAAGGGGGATACAGTTTGTAACGTCTCTCTTGCTACCAACAGTGGCTATGGCGACAACGAAAAAGTTGACTGGCATAAGATCACCTTTTTTGGTAAACTAGCTGACACTGTGAACGAGTACGTTACCAAAGGTCAGCAGCTTTACGTTGAGGGGCGCATAGCATATAGCAAGTACACTGACAAAGAAGGCAATGAGCGTCACGGGACCAGTATAATTGCTGGTATGATGCAAATGGGCTCTCGACAAAATGGTGGCGCTTCAGCTTCAGCTTCAGAAGAAGAGGATGACTCGCTCCCATTCTAAAGCGGTCTATACTTGGCAGGACGATGACGAGCAGGTGGAACGTGTTTATTGTTTAGCCAAAAAAGTATGGGCTAAAAGGCACAAGCCTACACCAACGAGGGGGATGACGTGGGGGGAATGGTTCCGGGAACATTCCGGGATGTCCCTCCACGAATTCTCCGACTGGGCGAACGATCATAAGCTGAGGGAAAAATGGAACCAAAGCGTAAAAAAATCCGGTTAAGGGAAAAGGAAACAGGGCGGGTAAAGGCGTTAGGGCTAGTTCAGTATGACTCCATACAAGGACACTGGTGCATTGATTCCAATGGAGACTGGAAGTGGTATCCTCATGACAAATGGGAGAAAGTAAAATGATCACCGAATATCAAAAGTTCATACACAAAAGCAGATATGGTAAGTATCTGGACGCGGAAGGACGCCGGGAGAATTGGGACGAAACAGTTAATCGTTACACAAACTACATGGAGTGGATATTAGCTGGCTATACCGCTGGCGACTTTCCTAAGGAAGCTAAACAGGCTATCCTTGACATGGAAGTGATGCCCTCTATGAGGGCGTTCATGACCGCTGACCCTGATCCCGGGGCTGGGGCCCTGACCAGAGATAATATGGCTGGATACAACTGCGCTTATTTAGCGGTTGATCATGTTAGAGCGTTCGATGAATCCCTGTATGTTCTCCTTTGTGGCACAGGGATTGGGTTCAGTGTAGAACGTCAGTTTATTAACAAATTACCAGAGGTGTCTGACGAGTTTCACGAAACAGATACAACCATTGTTGTCGCAGACAGCAAGATAGGTTGGGCAAAATCCCTACGAGAACTCGTAAGCCTCCTGTATCAAGGGGCTGTACCCAATGTAGATTACAGTAGAATCAGACCAGCCGGGGCTCGTCTCAAGACCTTTGGAGGAAGAGCATCTGGACCCGATCCTCTGGAGAGGCTGTTCAATAATTACACCCGTACATTCCAGAACGCAAAGGGGAGGCGTTTAAACAGTTTGGAATGCCATGACCTCATGTGCTGGAATGGGGAAAGCGTCGTCGTGGGTGGGGTTAGAAGGGCAGCGGAGATCAGCCTGAGCAACCTGACTGACGAGCGTATGAGACACGCAAAGACAGGTCAGTGGTGGTTAGAGAACCCCCAGAGGGCCCTCGCTAATAACAGTGTGTGTTACACAGAGAAGCCAGAGATGGGAACCTACATGCGTGAGATTCTTGCTCTCCATGATTCCCACAGCGGAGAAAGGGGGATATTCAACAGGGAGGCATCAAAGAGAATGATGCCTGAAAGAAGGGATAAAGACTATGAGTTCGGGTGTAATCCTTGCAGCGAAATAGTGCTTCGCAGTGCCGGTTGCTGTAACCTCTCTGAGTGCGTACTCTCGCCGAGCGATACAATAGACGATGTGACCCGAAAGATAAAACTTGCTACAATTATCGGGACCATACAATCCACCCTGACCGACTTCAGGTATGTCAGGCCGATATGGAAGAAGAATGCAGAGGAAGAGAGGCTGTTAGGTGTCAGCTTCACAGGGGTATTTGACTGCCCAACGGTTCTAAATGCAACACCAGCCCAGCTGGAAGAGTGGAAAACTTCTGCTATAAATGTCAACGAGAAGTGGGCCAGGAAGTTAGACATTAATCCATCCGCAGCCATCACCTGCATCAAACCATCTGGAACAGTGTCTCAGCTGACTGGGGTATCTGGCTCGGGCCTTCATCCCTCGTATTCAAAGTTCTATATCAGGAGGGTTAGACAAGACCGTAAAGACCCCCTTAATCAAGCCCTGATTGATGCTGGTGTGCCTGTTGAGGATGATCCGTATAACAGCGAGGCTATAGTTTTTTCATTCCCCATGAAGGCTCCTGCGAGGTCAAGGACTAGGCATGAGGTAACCGCGATACAACATCTGGAGATATGGAAAAAGTTCGCTCTCCACTGGTGTGAGCATAAACCAAGCGTCACTGTCTATATAGGGGAAACAGAATGGATGGATGTGGGGGCTTGGTGCTATAGGAACTTTGATATACTTAGTGGTGTAAGCTTTCTCCCCAGAGCAGATGACAGTCACAGCTATGAGGTAGCCCCTTATGAGGAAATAACCAAAGAAGAGTATTCAATGTTTCCAAAAATGAAACCCATTAATTGGGAATCGGTAGTGGAATATGACGACAATACCATCGGTAGCCAAGAACTAGCTTGCACTGGTGACAAATGTGAGATTTAATTATGCCCGAAGAAAGCAGATGGATATGTGAGGAATGTGGATACATCATGTATGGGTCCGAGCCTGAATTCTGTGAAGACTGTGGAGACACAGACATAAGGGAAGACCCTGGTGACTATGATGATGAGCCGGAAGAGCCGCGAGTTCCGTGGCTAACTAGAGGGGAGTTGTGGGCGCTGAGGCATTCAGATACATGAAACTAATGATCATCCCCGATCCGCATGCTCATCCGGATTACAATAATGAAAGGTTCAGGGCGGCAGGTCGGTTTCTCATGGACGAGCTTCCAGATTATGTGGTATGTCTGGGTGACTGGGCTGATCTGCCGTCCCTGTCCTCTTATGACAGAGGAACAAAAGGGTTCGAGGGGAGACGTTACAAAAAGGACGTTGAATCATCTATCGTTGCTCAGGAATTCCTGTTTGCCGAGATGAACAGATACAACGCAAGAAAAAGAAAGAACGGCAAGAAGCAGTATAGGCCAAGGCTTGTGATGTGTCTAGGCAATCATGAGGATAGGATTACTAGAGCCATCAACTCCCAAGCAGAGTTGGATGGAACAGTGGGGATAGAAGACCTCCAGTATGAAGGGTTCGGGTGGGAAGTTGTACCCTTCAAGCAGTGTATTACGATAGAGGGAATCACTTTCTCCCACTATTTCACCACTGGAGTCTCTGGTAGGCCCATCTCTAGTCTCCATATAGGGCATACACTCATCACTAAGCTTCACTGCTCTGCCGTCCAAGGGCATTCTCATTTGTATAACCATGCAGAACATACTCGCCCTGATGGTCAAAAGATATTTGGATTGTCAGCCGGGTGTTTCTCTCATCCCGAGTACTCTGAAAGCTGGTGCAGGGACACTGAACACCAATGGTGGAGGGGGCTCGTGATGCTAGAGGATTTAGATGGGGAAGGCTATTATGACGGAGTGAGAACTGTTACCCAGAGGAGACTAATGAGAGAATACTCATGAAGCCTTCTTTATTTTTATCACGCACCCAGCCGGGAAAGCCGTTACGCCAGACCAATTCCCTTTCTCGTCTCGTGTATGAGCCACCTTGAGAATGTCTTTATCCTTGTGGATGAGGTATCCTGTAGTCCATATACGAGGAGGATTAACATCATCTGGTTTCTCCCAGCCAGCCGTCCCTAAAATATCTCTCCATTCGACTGTTACCAGTCGAGGATTTTTCACGCCGCTTTCCTTAGGGACTTAAGCCTTATCCCTCTCTCCAGCTTATCCTCAAACACCGAAATAAAACGTCTCTTTAAATCCCTTATCCTGTTTTCAATGGCTATGATTTGCTCTTCTTTTATATCCTCTCGAATGATTCTGTTCCTGCGAA